AAGAACTAATAATATTTGGGCTGGAGGAAAACGAGGAATTAATAGTGAGTTTCTTACTGTCGGGGTAGATAATGTAACCGATTTATTGACAGGAAATGTAAGTATTAAATTAATAATTATTAGAAATGGTTTAATAGTTGATATCAAAGATATAATATAATAGGAGAATATAAGTGGGAGCAAGAGAAAAAGATTTAAATCCAGATACTTTTATTGGATTAAAACTTCCAATGGGCTATTCTGAATCTGGATATTTTAAACAAACTAAAACTACACTTCAACAGGCAAAGTATAATATAATAAATTTATTTAAAACAATACCTGGTGAAAGACTTGGCCAACCAGCATTCGGTTCAGAATTACATACAATATTATTTGAACCGTTGAATGATGATTTTAGTGATATAATAGAAGGGGCTGTTAGAAGCTCACTTAGTAAATGGCTCCCATACATAAACATTAAAAATATAGAAATTACAATGCCAGATTATAATATTAATCGAGTAAATATAGCAATAGATTTTGGATTGTCATTTGAACCTAATAGGTTTGAATCCGTATCAATAAGTTTTGACCAATTTGAATCGGCTGTTAATCAATAAGGGAGAAATTAAATGCCTCATGCACCTGGACATAAAGACGTAAAATATTTAAATAAAGACTTTTCATCATTTAGAGATGGTCTAATAGAATTTGCTAAAACATATTTTCCAAACACATATAATGACTTTAATGAATCAGACCCAGGTATGATGTTCATTGAGATGGCATCTTATGTTGGTGATACTTTATCCTATTATATGGATGAACAATTTAAAGAAAGTATGTTATCTTTTGCAGAAGAAAAGAAAACCATATATGAAATAGCACAAGGATACGGATATAAACCAAGACAGGCTTCCCCTGCATCTGTAATGCTTGATGTATTTCAAACTGTACCATCAGATCCAAATAATGAAGTGGATGGTAAAAGACAGCCTAACGAAGATTATTGTCTTACAATACCGGCCGGAATGCAAGTAACATCTACGAATGGAACAATTTTTCGAACAACAGGTGATGTAATATTTAGAGATTCAAGTTCATTAAGTCCACGACCACAGGATATATTTGAAGTGGACGATAATCAAAATATTACAAAATGGTTATTAAAAAAACAAGTAAAGGCAGTTAGTGGAACTATTATTACTGAATATATAACATTTGGTGCGGCAGAAAAATATAAAAGAATTGCATTATCAAATAGTCCAGTATTAGAAATAATTTCAGTAACAGATGGTGATGGAAATAATTGGTACGAAGTTCCATTTTTAGCACAAGATACAGTATATGCAGATTTTGACAATAATACAACCAACTCACCTGATTTAGTAAATGGTAGAAATTTTGCACCATTTCTTTTAAAACTTGTAAAGACATCTAAACGATTTAAAACTTATATTAGACCAGATGGAAGAACTGAAATGAGATTTGGTTCTGGAGTAGCAGCAGGTTCAGATGAAGAAATTATTCCAAATCCATCAAGTGTTGGTTCTAGTTTACCTGGCACACCGAGTTTTCTTGATACGTCATTTGATCCTGCAAATTTTTTAAATACGGAAACTTATGGTCAATGTCCAACAAATACAACTCTTACAATTAAATATTCGTATGGTGGAGGCATAGATGATAATGCAGCATCTAATACTATTAATAGTATTACATTACAGAATCCACAGTTTGATAGTTCTTTGAGTTTAGATAGAAATATAAAAGTTACAACTTTGAATTCTACTGCGGCATCAAATCCAAGACCAGCAACAGGAGGTGGTGGATCAGAAACACTCGAAGATGTTAGAGTAAATGCACTCGCATATTTTCAAGCACAGAGTCGAGCAGTAACAAAAGATGATTATATAACTCGTGTTTATTCGTTACCACCTAAGTATGGTAATATAGCTAAAGTTTATATGATACAAGATGAACAAGTTGCAGCGACAGGACAAAATGAGGCAGACCCGACATTTCAACCAAACCCACTGGCATTAAATATGTATATGTTAGGGTTTGATAATAATAAAAAATTAGTTGGTTGCAATCAAGCTGTAAAAGAAAATATAAAAACATATTTAAGTCAATATAGAATGATGACTGATGCAGTTCAATTAAAAGATGCATGGGTATGTAATATTGGAGTTGAATTTGCAATTTACACTAAGAGAGGATTTAATAAAAATGAAGTTTTGTTAGGTTGTGTTGATAAATTAAAAATATATTTTAATACAGAAAAATGGCAAATAAATCAACCGATAATTTTATCTGATGTGGTATCTGAAATACTTACAGTAGAAGGAGTTGCTACCGTAGTAAAACCATTAGAATCGAGTTCAGAACTTATTTCAATAAATAACAAGTGGGGAACTAAAAATGGTTTAGTTTATTCTGATAACATATACCATATAAGTCCTAATGCTTCAATCTATAATTCTGTAGTTTATCCACCAGTTGACCCAACAATATTTGAAGTTAAATACCCCGATGCTGATATTCGAGGTAGGGTAATGGGAGACTTATAATGCATTATTTTGAATACGCAACAAAAGATACAACATTATATGAACAAAGTGCTAGTATGAATACTGGACTTGATGAGATTCTTGAAATTAGAAAAGATATGAACGAAGATGGTTCAGTAGTAAATGTTTCTCGTGCTATAATTAAATTTGATTTGACTTATGTTTCTAAATCAATATCATCTGGTTTAATACCATCTTCATCGACATATCCAAAATTTTATTTAAATTTATATGATGCTAGTTCAAGAGAATTGAATGTATCACAAACTTTATATGGATATCCAGTAAGTCAGAGTTGGGACATGGGTTCTGGTCGAGCACACTCCAATCCAATAATTGAAGATGGAGCGAGTTGGAAATATAGAGATAATAATGATACGGCAACTCCTTGGGCTGGAACTTATGTTTCACTTCAAGGAAATACTTTTGCAAGTGGAACTTTAACCATTAATAATGGAGAATATTCAAACCAAGAAATTACTATTGGTGGAGTTGATTTTGTATTTGTTAGTGGTTCAACAGCTGTATTTGATAATAATTCAGCAGAAATATTTGTAACGTCTGGTAGTTCAGCAACTGCAACGGCTACAATAACCATTACAGATTTTACTGAACTCAACACTGGTGATAAAGTGAATTTGATTGCTACGGATACTACTAATTATGACTTTACCAATGGCGACCAAAGTTCAGTTGCTGGTACATGGGAATCCACAACTTCAAATGAACAAACTGCAACTAACCTAATGAATGTCATTAATACTTCATCAGGTCCAGCTGGAACCAGATTCACTGCTACTGTGGATGGGGCAGTCGTAACTGCAACTCAGGCAATATCTGGTGTAGATGGTAATACAACCGTCACTCTTACTGATTCTGGCACAGTCGGTATGTCTAGTACTAGCTTCACTGGTGGGGTTACTGGAGTTAATATAAGTGCAAATAATTTACGAAATACTATTAATAACACATCAAGTGCTTCCTTACATGGATTACCTATTTCTGCAAGTAGAGGTGAAACTGGAATTGTAATACTTTCTGGAAGTTCTGCAGGAACTAATTCTAATTTAAGTGCAGCATCATCTTCAGGGTTATTTGTATTTAGTGGTGGAACATCTGCACTTGCTGGTGGAACTGATACAACACAGGCATTATCTGGTGGTGGTGGAACTTGGTATAGTGGAAGTGGATATGAGGCTTCACAATCTTTTACACACGAACCCGATGATTTAAGAATGGACGTAACTGATATTGTATGGAAGTGGTTAGGTAGTACAGTTTCAAATGAAGGATTTATGATAAAGAGGAATGGTAGTATGGAGTATTCCACTACTGAGGATGAAGGAAGTACTACACATTATGGCCATTTTTTATATTTTGGTAGAGATACACATACAGTTTATCAACCAAAATTAGAAGTAGTTTGGGATGATTCTACTTGGGCAACGGGTTCTCTATCGGCACTTTCTAATACCGAGGTTGAGGATATGGTTCTTTATATGAGAGGATTAAGACCAGAATACAAAGAAACTTCAAAGACAAAATTTAGAGTTGTTGGTAGAGCAAGATATCCAGAAAAGACA